AAACTTTGTATCAGGTATTCTAAGTTTCTTTCGAGCAATGTTTTGTTTTCTTCTACCTTTATTTTTATTATTTAATCCACGCTTCTGAGCAGGAGACCAGTTATCTTTATTCTTAACATTCTTTTGACCCATTCCTTGCATACCAGCATTCTTCCTAGCTTTATATTCTGAGAATGTTTCATCTTCTTGCCATTCTATTTTAGACATCTGAACCCCAACAATGTTTACTGCTGTTCCAATGATACCAACCGTCATTATAAACAAGCCAACTTGCTAATTTAGTTGAGAATGTAGGGTCTAATCTATTCCAAGAACCAGTCATATTAGTTAATTTATTTTTTAGCCAATCAAAAGTATTGTCATTAAATTGCCATAAGCCTTTGTCTTGTGTTCCGTTTGTATTATTTCCGATAGCGGAAGCATAACCTGTTGACTCGCAGAATACTATTCTCATTGCTTGAATCACATCTTCCTCTTTAAAGTAAAATTCAATTAGAGGTTGCCAATGCAATACAGTTTCAATCTGTATCTCGACCTCTTTACAATCCCTATATTCGTCTAAGCCGTTAGGCGTTAGCGGAGTTGCGATTAGACAACTCATCAAAGGTGCTAGTAAATAAGTCATTAGCTTTTCTCGGCTTTAAATGCCATATTCCAACTGGTAATACAACATTACTAATATTTTCATTCTCATCTTTGAGAATAAGCATAGTTTTATCGCCGTCATTTTCGAGTGCTATTACATTCGACATAATCTCCAATAATCACTTATTTAATTATAACTTAAGATTATGACAAATAGTTAAAATAATATAATTAAAAACCCCAATGATTATGGGATATTCGTTATGGGCAAGTGTTCCATTAGGAATTATAAAGCGCTTAAAACGGCTTTAAGTACCCTGTTTTTAGACGAATTGAGACAACCCAGCGATTAAGACCGCCAAAACCGTTGTCCAAGCCAAGAGTTCACTTCTTGAAATTTTAGAGTTAACTTTTTCGTGAAGCTCGTCAATACGCCCACTAAGTTGGTCTTGACCTTTAAGTAAAAGTCCAAGCATTTCTTTTTGAGTATATCCATTATGAGTCATTATCCTTTCCTGAAACCAATTGTAAGTAACCAAACTGTTAAAGTTATAAGCGTTGCCATTGCCGTAATAGTTTGAGCTTGCCCAGTAAGTGTCAAACAAGCAATTATTAAACCCACCAAAGTCCACAAGAGGTTTAAAGTCTCTTTAATTGCTTGAACAAACCAAGACCACAATTTATTTATCAATCAAATCTCCTTAATGCAAACGATACAATCCTTACCAATATGGTTGGCACAATTACTTCCTGTGCCTTATCCTTTTGGTCTTGACTCATATCATCTGAGATATTTTTCAAATCTATTGCGCCTAAATCTACATCTATGATAACACTTATAGGCGACTCAATGAAAGACTCAAAAGCAATTTCTGTGGTTGCGTCGGCAAGAGTGTAAGGTTGAGAAGATTTATCAGCATTTTCTACTGCTCTTTCAACAAACTCATCAACAGCTTGAGCAACATTCTCATCAGTCTTAATTGCTTCAGCAATAATCTGAACATCTTCTGCTCCTGTTTCTTCTTCGAATCCTAATACTTCAGCTACTGCTTCGGCTTGTTCTTGTGTTATCTCTTCTTCTTGGGCTATTTGAATAACCTCTTCAACCACTTCAGCAATGATTTGAATTGCTTCTTCGCTTACTTCACTAAGATTTTCAACCCCAATGTCATTAACTTGTTCAATTATTTCGATAACTTCTTCGGTTTCAAGCTCTTGTACAAACTCTTCGATAGCTTCTTCTTTGGCTTCCTCATATTCAACTAACTCCTCTTCAGTAAACTCTTCTAATTCTTCTTCCGTAACTTCAGGAATATCAATAACGATAATCTCTTCTATTACTTCTTCTAGCTCTGCAACTTCTTCCTCAACCATCTCTTCAGTAAGAACTTCTTCATCATCTTGTTCTGTAAAGATTTCAAATATTTCAAAAACTTCTTCATCTTCCTCTTCTATAATCTCCTCAATAATCTCGACCTCTTCTTTAGATATAGATTCTTCTTCTATTAATTCATCTTGTATAGATTCTAAATCTTTTAGTACATCTTCAGGGTCAGGTGGAAATAAATCATTCGCAATAAATATATCTATTAGGTTTATATCTTCTTCAATAATAATTATTTCTGTTTCAAATACTTCTATATCATCTATGTATTCTTCAATTTCAAGAATTACTTCTACATATTCTTCTAGTTCTTTTTCTAACTCAAAGATTTCTTCTTCAGTTAACTCTTCGTATTCCTCTTCGGTAAGTAAGAGACCAAGTTCTTCAAGTAATTCTTCGGACTCTTCAATGAGTTCAAGTTCCTTAACAGCAATCTCCATTTCCTTTTCAAGCTCAAGTATCTCTTCTTCAGTAAGTTCAATATCTTCGAGTTCTTCAAATTCATCATCATCTGAAATTTCAAATATGATAATGCCGTCATCAAGAACTCCTTGTTCGTCGTCATAAATCTCCTCATCTTCTATTAAATAATCTTCATCATCTATATAGATAATCTCATCTTCATCTATTAGATTTTCGTCGCAGTCTCCTCTCATAATTTGAGCGTCGGTTAATTCACAACCGTATTCTTCAAGGTTAGAAGAACGCTCCATATCTCTTGAGACTGTTCCGTCATCTACTTCTGTCTGTGTATATTCTAATTCTTCGCCATCTATTTCAACAATGACTATTGGAATAGTAGTAGTTGTAGTTGGTGGTGGTTCAGGTTCAGGTTCAGGTTCGGGAGCAGGTGGAACTGTTGTTGTAGTAGTTGTCGTTGTAGTCGTAGTGGTAGTTGTTGTTGTTGTAGTAGGAGTTGTTGTAGTTGTTGTAGTAGTAGTTGGAGCAGTAAATTTATAATAAACATTATCAAATAACCACCAATCTTGTAAATTATCTGAAGCTCCTGCAATTACAATCTCATTAATTGTAGTTCCAGTAGGCGCAGTTAAAGTTACTTGTGAGTTACCTTGACTATTTGCAACGATATTAAAGGTTGCAGAAGTTGAATCATCATAATAAATAGTTCCTGTATTAGCGTCATCAACCGCTAAAGTGAGAAAACCGACCTGAGTAATTGGTTTACTGTTTGAATTAGGGAACGCAATTGTAAGAGAATCTGTTGAGCTACGGAGTCCAAGTTGATATCTGTCTGAACCAAAGTATTCTGACCCGTGACAATCCATATCTTCAATGTGGATTCCCCCAGCAACCATACTAGCGTCGCAATCAGTTTGGGCAGTAACAGCAGTATCGCTACCACCATAAACGAAAGTAATATCTTCGTTAACCTGTTGGTTATCAAAATCTTCCGTAACCGTCGTCTCATCAGCGTAAGCTATTGGTACTGGAGAGATTAGTAATAGAACTACTAATAAACGAAAAGCTTTATTAAATTTATTAAGCACAAACTAGCCACCGCAGTTACAGTTCTTACAACAACCGTCCATTAGCCACCTATCTTCCATATAATCTCTGTTATTTCTCCCGATATTCCACTTATTACAGTTAATACCTCAGCTAATCTTTCATTAGCGTTTGTTACTTGTGCATTTAGTGTTGCTACTTCTTGTTGTAAATCATTTACGGTCTTAAATAACCACGCAACTAAACCAGCAAGACCACCTTGCAGTACTTGATTAAGATTTACTGTTGCTTTCATTTAATCTTCGAAAGTTGCTTTTGGTTTATATTGTTCCAAAGCGTGTTGCATAACAGTTATGAATGAACTCATAAATGAAACACCTAAGAGTTGCATTAAATCTGCGTCGATAATGCCTGTTGAGTTTGCTAAATATAAAGATATAGCTGACTGCAACCCTGTTCTCATTGCTTTTGAAAACATAAATTTCCAATAAGCTTTCCAATTACTTTTTGCCATTGTTTCTCCTATTCTTCTTCCGTCATCTTACCACCAAATTGCCTGCGATTATAATCTTTGCAGGTCTTATTACCACAAATAAATCTTTGAGAATTAGGAATATATAAAAAATTTTGATTGCATTTTGGACAAGATAATTTTATGGGAGACCCCCAGCTAGAGTATGTTCTTTCCCTCTAGTTTAGCATTTAGTGTTTTCAGATTCCCGCTAATCTCAGAAATCTTTTCATAAACTTCCTTAGAACCTATCATTTCAGAAGAACTTTTGTTAGATAATTCAGCTCCACCAAGATTTATATTTGAATATTTAATAGTTACTTTTTCTCCAGCGAGTAAAGCGTCTGCAACTTTAGGATACATTTTCTTATAAGCGTCTCCTGAACCACCTATAAATCCGTCTTTTCCTTTGTCTAAGTCTTGTTGAGTCTCTCCAATTAGCAGACAACCAGCAGTATGGGAATCTTGATTCCCCGTATGAATTAAAATCCACTTAAAGTTAGGAACATCTTGAAGCCATAACATACCTTTGTGCATTGCACCATATCTAGCAGTATATTTACTATGAAATCCACCCTCAGTTCTTAATTTTATTTCATATTCGCCTAAAGGAATTGCAGTTTCTGAGTGAACTTTTACATCTCTAACTTCATCTTCAAGAGTAAACGCTTCAAATACACCGTCAATAAAAAGCATTCCATTTGTAGCGTCTTTACCGAACTGAGTTCTTACTACATCAAGTTTCATTAGCTTGGTTTCGGATTATCGTCTTTAACTTTTTTAACAGCTTTGTACCACTCGCCTGTTTTGTCGCCTTTACCTGCTGTCATATCGTGATATAACAAATCTAGTTGTTCGCCTAAAGCAGGATAGCTTTCTTGTCTATCTCTAGCATATCCATTATCTTGTTGGTCTAATTTAAATTGTGCTCTATCTTCAATAGCTTGGTCGTATTCTGCCTTAGTAAACTCTCTTCGTTCATTATTAACTTGAGCATACAAAGGCTTTTCACTTTCTATTTCAGAAGTAGCCTCTGTTCTAAATTGTGCAATAGTTTTTATAGCCATAATATTTCTCCTTTCTTTATCTTAGCATTTATTTTCTTAGTCCGTAAAGTTTAAATTCTCCTCTTTATTCTGTTTTTTTTGTTATTGTGTGACATTATTTCTTATACTTACTTCTTTAAACCATATAATGTGAATTTTGCTGAAGTTATATTTGCTGAATTGTTAAATGCTAAATATACTCCGTCAACTGTACTTGTTTGTGTATAAACTGCACCACCCTGCCCACCAAATAAAGCAGAAGAAGAAGTAAAAGAACTTGGCTCTGTTGTAAAAAAAGTATATTCTGAGGAATTATTTGCATTAAAAATAAATACATTACCATTTTCCCCTTGACTTGTTCCAACAAGAGCAAAAGACAACCACCATTGATTTTGATTAGTGTTTGAAACATTACCAAATGTTGTATCACTTCTTATAGTTTTAAAAGCATAGTCATAATTTGCAGTTGAGTTAGCAGTTCCACTTTCAGTTGCTCTTATAAATAATCCTGCATTGACACTTGGTAAAGCATTAGCAACTTGTAACATATACACATCATAAGTGCTATCAATCCCTGTTAGAGTTACACTTGCTACTGCTGATGTAACTATTTCCTCATCTATTTTTATTAAGCTACCTGCCATTATTTAACCCCATATATATCAGCAACAATATGGTCAAAATTTCCTGTTCTACCAAGTTGTAATCCTGTAACTGTTTCAGCTACTTTATGTACATAAATACCTTTCATACCATACAAACGATTTGCTATATTTCCAAAAGTTACTGATTGAAAAGTAAAGTAAGTATAACTTGAACTGCTATTTGGATTGTAAACAGTAAGCACTAAACCACCATTATTTTCATTACCCGCAGGATAACAATAATTCAAATAACTCATTGTTGTAGATGAATTAGATTTACCGTCATTGTAGAATGCTTGGTCTGAATACAATATCTGAACTGCATAAGCATAATTACTTCCTGTATCAACACCACTTGCATTTATAATTCTTCCATAAGTGTAATCATCATTTGCTGTATCCCATTTTGCAATCATTATTTGATAAGTTTCAAATTCGCTAGTAAATATATCAGTCATATTAAAATCGGCAACAGTAGTTCCCTCAACTTGTTTTATAAAATGTAAATTACTAGCCATTATGAATACGCCTTTATTCCATAAAGTGTAATATTTCCCTCATCAATATTACCTGTTGTCGCCATAAATACTCTTAATCCACTACATTGATTTGCAGTTGGATAAACTCCCATTCCATAACTAAATCTAGGTGTATGAGTTGATTGACTTGCAACAACTTGAAAAGTTTGAAAAGTATATTTCTTGCTATCTAATGCATTATAAATATAAGAATATCCATTAGCAGTTGCATTAGTTTCATTATCTACATTTGGTAGAAAATAAAATTGACTATAACTGTTTGAATAACTTTCGCTAAATGTTCCATTACTACTTCCTAATTGGTTACCAAAATGATAGCCACTTGTGATTGCAGTACCACTAACTTTTACTCTTATATCTAAATTCTGTGCAGTTGTTGAAGCACCTTGAATATTATTAGCAGTTATAAAATGAATATCGTAATCCCCTAAGTTGTCAAAATCATAATAGGCAACGCTGTCATCAGCAGTTACACTTTCAATTAAATCTAATTGTCCATACTGTGTATATTTATCTGCTCTTGTTAAATCATAAATATCATTCGGCGAGAAGATACCTTTATTATTTCCAAAACTTTGAGCAGGACTTTCAGGTATATATCCATATTCACTCATAATTACACTACCTTATACAATGTAAATGTTCCACTTGTTATGTTTCCTGCTGAACATAGAAAACCAATAGAGTCATTTGCTTCTGTTACTGTATGAACTGCACCACCTTGTTGACCTGAACAAGTTGCACTTGTATCAATTCCAACTATTTCATTTGTAATAAAACTATATTCACTAGAATTATTAAAATTATATAAATAATGAATACTGTTAAATTGTTCTTGTGTGCTTGTACCAACTTGCATACCAAACCAATTATCTTGATTTGTATAACCAAAATTTTGAAAAGTTGTATCTGCTCTTAATTTTTTATTGGCATAATCATATTCACTATCACTATCTAAAGTGCCACTTGTACCAACTCTTATCCTAAGTTCTACATTGTCATTACTGCTTTTTACACCAACTGTTTGCACCATATAAACATCATCACTATCTATGCCTGTTAAGGTAACACTAGCTACTGCACTTGTTACTGTATTTGTTGCTACTTGTACTAAACTTCCTGCCATTAGCTATCAACTCTCAATCCATAATGTTTTGTTTTAATACTGCCCATAGTTCCTGTGGAATAAATATTAAAACCTGTGATACTTGCAGTTGTTTTTAATACACCAATAGCTTTACTTCCTGCAATTCCGCTTCCTACTAACCAATTAACATTTTGAAACATCATAAAAGTATAAGAACTAGAATTAGTTGGATTAAAAACCCATATACTTGCACCTGTTGAAGATAATGGGCTTGTAGTTGCTGAGCCGACTATATATTGAATATCTGAATCTGATGTACTTTTATCATCAATAAAACTGCCATAACTTCTTAAACTAAGTCTTGCCCAAGCATAATCAGAAGAACTTATAACGCTTCCACTTGAATTAATAAATCTCATACCACCTGAAAAAGTTGCAGTTTGTTGAAACTCTGTTATTTCTATTTGATAAATATCATAATCACTTGAAAATACATCTTGTACTGAATAACTTGATAAAGAACTACCACTACTTTCATTAATTAATCTTAGGTTACTCATATCTGTTTCATTCCATAAAGTTTTATATCAAACGCTGAGCCAATGTTTTCCCCAGAAATACCACCAAATAATCTAATTCCATCAACTGTACTTGCTTGTGGTAAAACTGCACCACCAAATCTAAAAAAACTATCGCTATCCAAAACCTGAGCGTGAAAAGTACAAAAACTATATTTGCTAGAATTACCTAAGTTGTAAAAATATATATATACATTTTGATAATCTACAGTACTTTCGCCTACAAATATCCAACTATATGCAGTTTGCTTAGCCTCACCAAAACTACCCCCCGAAGTTCCTGTTTGTGTAGCAATTTGATAAACGCCTGCTGTTTCCAATACACCACTTTCATAAAATCTTAAACCTAATAAATCTGCATTACCACTTCCAAATTTAACCTGCGCACTCATAAAATGTACATCATATTTATCTTCTTGAATAGAAGTAAAATCTATATTAGCAACAGAAGTTGAAAATGTTTGTTCAGCAATAAGCTCTAATGAGCCACCCCAATGACCATCTTTGGTTAAAGCAGTAATATCATTTGGATTATATAAACCAATATTCT